GAAGCGTCCCCACACGTGCCACCAGTCAGGCCGGATTTTGCTTTCAACGCTTTCGCGTCAGGGAGGTGGACAGTCTCGCGCTGGACCGCCCATTCATGCACGTGGTAATTCATGCGCCCAGCCCCCATGATGCGCGGGCGCGGGCGTTCTCTGCTCTCGCCACCTCATACATTGTGAGAGCCTTTGGTTCAGGCTTAGAGGTGCAGGCTGGCCGCTCCGGAGGTCGCCCCCGTTTTTTGGCTGGGGTAAAAACGATCCCTTCCTTCTTCGCCTTGTGTGAGAGGTAAGTGCGATTGCAGGATAAGGCTTCTGCGGCCTCAGCAAGTGTCATGCCCTTGGATGAGAGCCTGCGCATCGCCTCTGGCGAAACCCGACCAGACCCTCGGACGCCGATGGGCAATTTAAAGCCGCACCCGTCCGCGATACGGCGCAACTCACAACGGGAAATTCCCGCAGCGCCTGCCATGCCGCTCTGAGTTGAAAATCTGTCAGCCAAGGATTGGAGCCACAATCGACGCATTTGAGACTTCACTGCCTTTTCCCTTACGAGGAAATCAGACCATTTTGCGGGGCTGCCAGTCACTTACCCACCTCCAGCGCTGACCGCGCCCGGCGCAGCGCCTCTATGGCCTCGTCAATTTCGGTGATGGCCTGTGCCGTGTCCCGGTCGGCCTGCGACTGCTGAGCCGCGAGAATGGCGTTGACCGCTTCCCCTGCCTCTTTTGAAATCGCGCCGGCATGGAGAAGCATGGACCCCCGCGCCGTGGCGGCGTCTGGGTTGAGCCGCCGCGCCATGAGCCGCGTGACGGGGTGGCGCCCGCTGGCATCCTCCAGCGCGATCACGTCATCCACCGGCCAGCCGTGAAGGCCAGAGAGCCGCTTGGACAGCGTGCCCTTGCTGACGCTCTGACCGGTGCGGGCGTTGATGGTTTCCGCCGCGGCGTCGAGACAGCCATACTGACCGTCGATCAGCGCTGACATTTGGGAATTGAGCAGGCGGCGCAGGTCAGCCATTGGCAACCTCGTTTCCTTGGAGGAAAGGCCGATCTGGCGCAGCGTGCCGATATGGGACAGAACACGGCATCACGCAGCGCCTCTTTCGGTCGAAGCGCAATTGGCCTCGATCTCGTCAGACGTGCTTGGGGCCGGAATGAATCCAAACAGGCTTTCAGGGCACTCGATCCCTGCATCAGCACACATCGAGGAAATGACCGCGTACCATCTGGCGGGAAACTTTCCGTCAGACACAGCGTTTCCAATCGCGGCCTTGCTCACTCGCAAAGCCTCAATCATGTTCTTGCGCCCGAGGGTGTCACATATGTCTGAAATGTTTCTCATAGCTAAAACGTAGTACATATTTCATGTACCCGCAAGCATCAAAAAATAGATACGTTCACTTTCCGTGTACCCTAGGGCAAACTCTGCACATGGATCACGAGGATAAAAGACGGCTAGCTCGGACCGGTGACGCCAGCAAAGGCGCATCGGCAATTAGGTTGCGTGCCGCTCGATCGGTTAGCGGCTTGAGCCAAGAGGCTCTTGGAGAGGCGGGCGGCGTTAAAAAGGCAGCTATAAGCAATTCCGAAAAAGGCTTGGCCTATCCTACGCGGTCAGTTTTGATCTTTCTGCATCGCGAGTTCAGAATTGATCTGAATTTTATGATTCATGGTGATTTTGCTCAGCTACCTGGTGACGTTCAGGACCGCCTTTTTGACGCATTATCAGCCTTAGAGAGTGAATCGGATCAAGTAAGTAATTGAGGTTTACACCGATGCGCCGAAGTCGAGAGCAGGACCAATACATTATTGATGAAAACATCTAACCACCCCCAATTGTTCTGTATTTGTTCTAAAACTTACGCAGCGAGATGGATGCGCGTCAACAGTTTCGGTCGGTGCTCGCTGTGGATAACGAGATAACTGATTGAGCGCATGAGAAAGAAAGGGTGAGACTAATGCAATTCAGGGCAACTCTATTCTGCTTGGTCCTTTTCGGGGCAGGCCAAGCCTCGGCGAGCTGCGCCGAGATCGGCGACGAACAATTGCGGCTGAAATGCTACGACGCTGTTGCCCAAGGCGCGGGAAGCTCGTGCAAGATGGAAGATTTCACTTATTCCGACTACGGGTCAGGGTTGAAAGTGTCGGGGTCCATGACCTGCCCCAAGGGCCGCATGGATTATCGCCTCTATGACGGCGACGGCAATCTGCTCGTTTCGGGGTTCACCTACTTTCAGGGCTATGCGCTTCAAATCCTTGAGCGCGTACCCGCGCCCAGCGAATTGAACATCAAGTATTCAGTCGAACAGAACTGACCAAGGCGATCTGGAAGGGCGGTAGGGTATGAACGCAGCCGCAAACATAAAGGAGTTACCAATGCCTGATCAGAACGACACTTTTCGATTGCTCAGCATGCGCCAACCCCAAATCGAGCGTGTCCCCGCAAACGCCCGCCTTGAAACACCGGCTCACTATGTTCTCCGCCTCGACGCCAACTTTGACATGCAGATCGAGGCGGAAACGATGGGCGATACAAGCTGCCTTGAGCTTAAAATGAAACTTCCCGCGCCCGTCGATACACCTCCTTTACAGCGTCTTGAACAAATTGCTGACGAAGCGTTTGCAGACGCACTTCAAGCCATTGCATCTGAGCTTCGGAAAAGGGCGCAATCGCGCCTCCCGTAAGGTCCGCCGCGACCAAACCCGGCGCGGCCTGTTCTTTCTCATCCATTCTCAACACCTCCTGCCCCGCCATCGAGCGGGGCTTTTTCATGCCGTCAGCACATTGCTGATGGGGTGAGTATAGCAGAGTGAGTCGCGCTCGAATATAACGCACGTTCATTTTACATGTACTTTCTTTCTTGACGGTACATCTTTTGTGTACTAACGTTCTCCCATACCGCCGAAGACGCTCAGGCAGATCGCGGACCGCAAATAGGGAGACCGACATGACCGACCTTCACAAATCCCTCAAGGCGCTGAACGCCGCTGCCTATGTGGCAACCCGCTCTGCATCGGCGGCGGGTGATGCGACCCTTTATCACCGCCTCCGCGACTTGGCGTTCGAGACCGACAAGATGGTCGACGCCAGTGCTCCGGCTGTTCAGGTGGCATCGTGAGCCTGCGCGAAGACAACGCCAACGCTGCCCGAGTCCCACCCGGCCAGTGGGATGCGTACCTCAGCGGCGAGTACCGCCTGCCGCCCGAGGCTTCACCGACTGACCGCAGCGCGCAACCCGGCCTCAATACATACGACTGGCTTGGAAAGCGGGGGGACTGACATGACCGAAGTTACCAAGATTGAACACGGCGAGCTGGCGCACCACGCGCCTGCCGATCCGATGGTGTCGATGATCGAGCGCCTTGTGCTCAATCCCGATGCCGATCTGGACAAGCTGGAGCGCATGCTTGCCATGAAAGAGCGCATGGACGAACAGCGCGCCCGCATTTCCTTTGCCCGCGCACTGTCTCAGGCTCGCGCCGAAATCCCGCCGATCATCAAGGACGCCACGGTTGATTTCACCAGCCAGAAGGGCCGCACCCATTACCAGCATGAGACTCTGGCGGGCATTGCCAAGGCTATCGACCCGATCTTGGCGCGCTATGGCATTTCCTACCGCTTTCGCACCGATCAAGGCAACGGCGGGGTGCGCGTCACCTGCATCGTGCAGCACAGCGACGGGCACGCCGAAGAAACCACGCTGACAGGTGCGCCTGACCAGTCCGGCAGCAAGAACGGATTTCAGGCCGTGGGCAGCGCCGTGACCTATTTGCAGCGCTACACGCTCAAGGCCGCTCTTGGCCTGTCCGCAGAGGTTGACGACGACGCGCAGGCGGCAACGCCCCGCCGCGACGATCCCGCCCCTCGCCAAGAGCAACGCCCGGCGCAGAACGACGCTCCCACTCCCCGACAAATGGCTGACCGCCTCTTGGCCGACATTCACCGCGCCAAGGGCGACAAGCTCGCGCTCACGGATCTTTGGAACAAGACCAAGGATTTCCGCGCCAGTCTGCCAGACGACATGCGCGAAGAGGTCAAGGCCAAGTTTGCCTCCGTGGCACCTAAAGACCCCGCCAACGCCGATCTTGGCGGCGACAAGATTCCGTACTGAGGAGAAACCCCATGAACGACCTGACCCCCGGCCTTGGCCATAACAATCCCCCGGACCCGATCGACACCATCACCGCCGCCTATGAGGCTGAGCGCGAGGAGTCGGAAAACTGGCTCGACGGATCGCCCATCGAGAGCGAACCGCAGATGAACGCGGTTGACGCGCTGCGCAAGTCCATGCGCCAGTGGCGGCTGGATCTGGAAAAAGGCCAGAAGGACGCCACCGCGCCCCTGCGCGCCGTGTATCAGGCCGAGTTGGACCGCTGGAAGCCCACCATCGAGGACGCCAAGCGGATCGAGGGCTGCCTTGTCGCTACGGTCGATGCGTTCAAGAAGCGTCTCGCCGAGGAAAAGCGCGCCGCCGAGCGTGCCGCATGGGAAGCCGTTGAGAAGGCCCGCCGCGAGGCCGAGGCCAAAGCCACCGCTGCTGCCGCAACCGACCTGGAGGCACAGCGCGAACTTGAGGCCAGCCGCCAAGCCGTTATCGACGCGGAGAAAGCCGCACAGGCTGCCCGCAAGGATCAGGTCAAGGGCATGCGCACCGTGACCAAGTACGAGATCACCGATCATCGGGCGTTGCTGCATTGGATTGCAAAGAATGACCGGGACGCGATCACGGCCTTCCTCGATGAATACGCGCGCAAGGAACACAAGGTCGTTGCCAACGCCGATGGTCTGCGCGTCTGGACGGAACGAGAGGCCTATTAATGCCCACCCGGATCGTCAGAACCAAGCGCGACTTGGCCGATCTGTTCAAGGTCATGGATGGGCGCAAGCTACCGCTCACCGTGACCTACCAGAACGGCAAGCACCGCACGCATGAGCAGAACCGTTTGCAGCGCATGTGGTGCAATGAGATCGCCGAGCAGCTTGGCGACCGCACCGCAGAGACTGTCCGGGGCGAGTGCAAGCTGACAATGGGTGTGCCGATCCTGCGCGCCGAGAATGACGATTTTAGGGAAAAGTACGACCGCATTATCAGACCCATGCCCTACGAGAACAAGCTGGATTGCATGATGGAGCCACTAGATTTCCCTGTCACGCGCCTCATGACGGCATCGCAGAAGGTCCGCTTTCTTGACCACATGCACCGCCACTTTCTGGAAATGGGCCTTGAGTTGACCATTCCTGACCCGCGCCTTTCGCAGGACGCGGCACGCTACCGGGCCAAGATGGAAAGGGCAGAGGCATGACCCGCGCCACACCAGAGTGGATAGGCAAGACCGACGAGACCCCGGCCCCGCCTCGCGTCAAGGCCCGGATCGTGCTGGCGCAGGACGGCATCTGCGCTTGCGGCTGCGGCGTGAAGCTGGGCGCGGCGGGCGAGCCTATCGAGTTCGATCACACCACCGCGCTGATCAATGGCGGGGAAAACCGCGAGACCAACTTACGCGCCCTGCGCCGCCCCTGTCATGGCGTGAAAACCCGCGCCGATGTTGCCGAGAAGGCCAAGGTCGCCCGCGTCCGGGCAAAGCATCTCGGGCTGAAAACCACGAAACGCAAAATCCCCTACCGGCGTTTTGACGACACCCCGGTTTGGCCGAAATAGGAGCATCGACATGACACCCTCACCTCCTGACCCCCGCATTGTCGCCGCCGCGCAGGCCGACGATGTGCGCGCCCTCTGCGGCATGGATCGCAAACACAGCCCCGAACACTACGCGAGGCTGATCGCCGGGGAAATACACCCGGCAGACGACGCCCCATCCCCCGGCTTGACCGCGTGGGTGATCGTATTCGCCGCCATCGTGATCGTGGCCGCTATCGGGGTGATGACCCTGCCCGCCACGCCTGCGCCCTACACTGGGCCGGGGTTTGAAAACTGCCGAGGGAGGTGCTGAGATGAACCACCACGCCTCATGGGGACACCGGATCCGCAAACACAAGCCGACGCGCCGCATACCAATCCTGTTTTTCGCGGCGATCGGCACGACACTGGCAACCATGTTTGCCGTGCTGGTGTTCGCATGACCCGCCCCAAGCCGAAACTCACCGGCATCTGGCTGCACATCGCCGCAGCCTGCACCCTCATAGCCTGCATCGCTCTGGTGATGATGGGCAAGATCGGAGACTGAGGCATGACAAAGAACAAGATGACAGACCTCAATGACCACCTGTTCATGGCTCTTGAGCGCCTGAATGACGATGATGCCACCGCCGAGGACATAGAGCGCGAAGCCAAGCGCGCAGAGGCCATTGTGAACCTTGCCGATCAGATCGTCAGCGGCCACCGCCTGAGCCTCGACGCGGCAAAACTCTTTGCCCAGCACGGCGCAGGTGTTTTGCCCATGCTCCCGCAGATAGGCAATACCGCGCCAAAGGTGATCGAGGACAAGGGCGAATGAAGGGGCGGCAGATCACCTATAGCCAGGGCGAATTGGCTTGGATTGAGGCACGTCGCGCGATGGCACGGCGCGATCTGCATGCAGCGTTCTGCGCAGAATTCGGCCGCCGCGACGTCAGCCAAACAAACCTGACAGCGCTCTGCAAGCGCAAAGGCTGGCTCACAGGGCGCACCGGGCAATTCGTGCCGGGAGAACCCAGTCACAACAAAGGTCAGAAGGGCGTGCGATATCCCGGCAGCGAAAAGGGATGGTTCCGCAAAGGATCGAAGCCCATGAACCGCGTGCCACTCTACTCAGAGCGCGTCGGTAAGGATGGCTACATTGAGATGAAAGTGCCGGTTCCGAACCCCTACACCGGCCACTCAACCCGTTTCATGCACAAGCACCGATACCTTTGGGAAGAAGCCAATGGCCCATTACCCGAAGGCATGGCGCTGAAATGCAAAGACGGGGACAAGACAAACACCGAAGCCACGAACTGGGTCGCAGTCCCCCGTGCGCTCCTGCCCCGCCTCAATGGCCGCTTTGGCCGCAACTACGAAGATGCGCCGGCAGAACTGAAACCGCTGATCCTCGCTACCGCAGAGCTTGAACATGCGGCGCGTGAAGCGAAGAGGAAAAAGGCATGATGCGCGCCGCCGCAACCCAATGGACAACCGCAGCCACAGAGAGGGACCGATATGGTAACGCCGGAAATCCTGCGTGAGATACTGCGTTATGAGCCAGAAACTGGTCTTCTGTTCTGGCGCGAAAGGCCGCAAAGGTTCTTTCGCAACTACCGCAGTTGCCGGTCTTGGAACGGCAAGTTTGCTGGCACTGAGGCGCTCAATTCACCGAACGACAGAGGCTATAAGTGCGGAAACATTTTCGCAAAGCACTATGCCTCTCATCGCGTCGTTTGGGCAATTGTCTATGGCGAGTGGCCCACCGAGCAGGTCGACCACATAAACGGAGATCGCGCAGACAACAGGATTGAGAACCTGCGCGCGGTTTCATCGTGTGAGAACAATCACAACAGACAGCTTCCATCCAACAATTCGAGCGGCCAGATGGGCGTAAATTGGCACAAAAACCAACGCAAATGGTGCGCGAGCATAACGGTTGCAGGTCGGAGAAATCACTTAGGTCATTTCAACTGCATAACCGCAGCGAAGTGTGCCCGCATCGCTGCCGAGGTCAAACATAGATTCCACAGCAACCACGGGAGGGCGAGAGCATGAGCGACAAGCCAATTCTATTCAGCGCACCGATGATCCGGGCCTTGCTCGACGGGCGCAAGACGCAGACGCGGCGAATTATGAAAAAAAAGGCGGCGCACGATGCCTTGGCGACATTTGGCCCGGTGTTTCTAAGCCTGCCGGGCAATCGTGATCTATTGCCGATTAATGTCATCCCCGGCGACCGGCTTTGGGTGAAGGAAACTTGGCGACCATCTATCAGCGCCGCTGACCCTTGGCACGTTGCGGTTTTGTATCCGCACACAGGTGACGTAAAGCACTGGAATTGGTCATCCGATGCCGATTTTGGCGATTGGAAAATCCCGAAAGCTGCCGCAACCGGGAATGTCACGCCTCTTTTTATGCCACGTTGGGCTTCCCGCCTGACCCTTACCGTCACAGACGTGCGCGTGCAGCGATTGCAGGAGATCAGCGAGGCGGACGCAGTGGACGAGGGGATAGATCAGATCGACCAACGTGAAGGTGTGCCAATCTGGCGCAATTACGCAAACGGTCAAAGCATACTTTCGACGGGCGGCCTCGTGATGCCAACCGCCAGCTTTCACAGCTTATGGAACAGCCTCCACGGCCCCGACGCATGGCACGCAAACCCATGGGTGGTCGCGCTGACGTTCGACGTTCACCGCCGCAACATCGACCAGATGGTTGATCCCGCATGACCCACCACCCCCACGCCGCCGCAACCCCAAACGGCGGTCAGGCCAGCACCGCGCCATCACTCACAGATTCCAGAGCGGTGCTGGCCGATATCACCCACCACGACGCCCGCACGATCAGACACGCCAGCCTGCGCGTCCTGTTGCAAGGCACAGACCCTACCGAACGGCAGGACGCCAGAGCGGCCCTGCAATTGATCAGGAAAGGAACGATACGATGATCAGCCCAGCAGGCTTTGCCATGGCAGGCGAGCACATCGCCAAGTTTGCGACCGGCGCATCATCGCGCGCCATTGCGGCCCACCTAGCAGGCGTCGGAGATCCGCGCGGCGATTACCCGATGGACGCCGCCGACTTTGGCCGCTGCGAAACGCTGCTGACAGAATGCCCGTCCCTGCGCGACAGCTTCGCCCGCATGGCCGAGGTCAACGACTATTGGGCCGCACTGGTGCCCGCTTGGGAGAGCATCCGCACGGCAGAGGATCAGACCGCAGCGATCAAGGCGATCATCGTCCCGATTGAGGATGCAGACCCCGCCATAATCCGCCTCGGGGACAATATGCGCATGCGCGTTGGCAAAGAGCCCTTAAGAGGCAAGGAACCCCAAAAGATGAAAGAGACCGCCGCCGACCGGGACGTGCGTAACAACGCCTATCGCGTCACCGCCGCCGAGCTGCGCCAGTTCATCGAGCGTTGGGAACGCCTCGACGCCGAAAAGAAGGACATCGCCGATCAGCAAAAGGAGGTCATGGCCGAGGCCAAGGGGCGCGGCTACGACACCAAGATCATCCGCCAGGTGATCGCCCTGCGCAAGCGCGACAAGGATGACATCGCCGAAGAAGAGGCGGTGCTCGAGATGTATAAAGAAGCGTTGGGGATGGTGTGATGGGAACCTACACGATCACAATTGATGAGCACGCAGACAGGCGGCTTCACAAAGCGGCGGCGGAACTCGGGCGATCTGTCGAGGATTTGATTGAAAGCGCCGCAGAAGAAAGCGCCAACGAGTATTTTCGGTACCGCTCAGACGATCCAGCACGCGCGGTCGGCGGGGCAAGATCATGACCGCCGCCACCCACTACGCTGCCCTGCGCATGGCCGTGCTGGCCGAGGTGCCCGCGCTGCATGCCGAAGAGATGCGCTTTGGCCGGGCCATTGCCCGCGAGCTCGCCTTGCCCCTCGACGTGACCAAAGCCATCCTGCGCGATCTGCGCAACGATGGCTTGATCCACCTGAGCCCCACCTGCGATTGGGATACTGGCATGCCCAACGGATCAGGATGGATCAGGACCAGAACGGGGGAAGAGCACCACCTCCGCGCCATCGCGGATGCAGGGGAGGCGGGTTGAGGCAATGCCCCGCTGGGACGGCCTACCGCAGCACTGGATACGGGACACGCAGCCGCATGATCGCTGGTGTTCAAGATGCAGACGGTGGGTGTCCAAGTGGCACGAACACCACAGCCCGGAGCGCAAGGGCGACACCAGCGTTCCGCAGATCGTCAAAAAGGACTGACTGATGAAACGATACGACCCATCCCGCGCAGACAAGCGCAACATTGTAGAAAAGGCTTTTGGCCTGATCTACGCCATGAATGACGAGGAAGCCGAAAGTCTGGTGGAAAGGCTTAAAGACATGGCTCGAAAAGATAGCACCCGCGCAAAATTTATTCTGAGCACCAAAATCAAGGACTGACCCATGCCCGCCGCCAACAGACATTTGTCATTCACCAAGACACGGAATCCGCTTTTCTGTGTTCCAGCAAAAGAGCGCAAAGCCATCCTACAGCGTGAGCGGCGCTTGCGGCGATCTGGAGAGTGGGGTGAGTGGGAGCGCATTGAAAATCCGCACCGCCATCAATCGCCGGGCTGGCTTGGCGACGTCGATCATGTCCGCAAGAACCGGGTTTTTTCAGTTCTGGTTCGCGATGTGGGATCAGCTATCCATCTTGCTGTATCGAGCCTTTCAGGCGACCGCCCCACATGGCCGGAAATGCAGCGCATCAAGGATGAATTGGCGGGGCCGAAGGCAACCGCAGTTGAGGTTTATCCGCCCGCCGATGAGGTCGTTGATCAGGCTGACATGTATCATATCTGGGTGCTGTTTCGGCCTCTTCCATTTTCTCTGCATGGAAAGAGATAAACCATGCCCGCCGCCCGCACAACGGAGAGACCCATGACAATAGAGGCGCAGATACAGCAAGCAACCGCCACCATTGCCAGCCTCGCCAGTGAGGTGCGGGCGCTGCGTGAGTTGATCGCCCCGCCGAGCGACATGCTCACAATCGCAGAGGCGGCAGAGCGGCTTGACGTGAGCCAAGACACGATCCGGCGCAAGGTGCGCCTGGGGGAACTGAAAACGAACGGCATGACCGGGAAAGCAAAGAGGGTGAAGGTATGAGACTATATTTGGATTGCGACGGGGTGTTGGCCGATTTTGATAGCGCGTTCGAGGCGCAATTCGGGCACGCGCCTATGGACTATGAGAAGCGCAAAGGATCAAAGATATTCTGGCGAGACATACGCAATGAAGCGCCGGAATTCTATCGCAACCTGCCATTGATGTCCGACGCAATGACGCTCTTTTCAGCCGTTTCTCACCTACGCCCTGTGATCCTGACCGGATGCCCGCGTGGTGGATGGGCCGAGACCCAAAAGCTGGAATGGGCAAGGGAGCATTTCAAGGGCGTGCCGATGATCGTCTGCATGTCTCGGAATAAGCGCGAATACTGCCACCCCGGCGATGTTCTGGTTGACGACCGCTTGCACTATGCCGACTTGTGGAAAGAGGCGGGCGGCATTTTCGTGCATCATAAAAACGCCGAAAACTCGCTGTTTGATCTGCGATCAATGGGGATTATTGACTAATCCAGCCGCTTCGCAATATCGACCGCCGTTTCCCGATAATAGGTGTTGCTGAGAATTCGGAGATCCCGGTGGCCGCTGATCTTGGCGAGCGTCAGCACGTCCACCTTGCGCGCCAGAGCGGTCAGAGCATAGGCGCGGGAATCGTGAAACGTCAGCCCCTTGATCATTGCCTTGGCCTTCATCTTGCGAAACAGCGCGTCAAGCTGACCGCTCGATAACCCGAACACCGGATCACGCCCCACGAGAGGCCGCAGCAGATCCACCGCCGCCGTGGTCATAGGCACGTCGCGCGCGGTCCCGTTCTTGGTCAGGGGCAGATGCGCCACGCGCCTATCCAGATCGACATTGGCCCATGTCAGCCCGCATATCTCACCGGCCCGCATTGCGGTTTCGCACGCAAACCGGAATGCATGGAACGCCCGCCCGGTGGCCGTTGACAGATCATCCCCCGCCACATGTGCCAGAGCCTCGATTTCCGC